GTTTATATAGTTAGCTGATAATTGACGCTTGATAGTGTCATAGCCGTTAGGCTTACGCTGACCGCCCCAAAATTGAGCATATATAGAAAAACCCATGTTTTTATCATAGTTTCTTTCTTTTAAGAGCTTTTCTTTTACTTCTTGAATTTTGCTCTTTACTTGGTCAATAGTGCCGGTTATATCCTCTCTATGTAGTGTTTGTGTAATATGTTGCATTACAATATCACCCACCGCATGAGATGGACTAGCATGTATAGTGAATTTATAAGATTTCATTTTTAAGCCCCCTTAAATAAAGACATTAAAATGTCTTCTAGTTTATATTCAATACCTCTACAAGATAGCTCGTTTTCTATTTGAGACAAATAAATTTCATCTCTAACGGACTTACAAAGTAAAGTAGAATAAGTATCATAAGCGTTTAATAATTCATCATTTGAAAGTGAAGTAATCATTTTTAAATCTCATTTCTTTTTTTTAAAATGCCTTTTATTAATTCCGCCTCATGCTCGGTAATGCTTAAGTCTTTTATTGTCTCTGCTGAAACCATGTTTAAAAATTCATTTAACTGGTTTTCATCAAATATAATTAAAGAGTTATTTTCAAAGGGCATAATTGAAGCCCCTGAATTTTGCGCTATTACTATCATATTTTCCATGTTAAACCCCTCTAAAAGTTTATAAAGGCTAAAGATAGCCCTAAAACCCGCTAAAGATAACGGGCTTTAAGATAGCTTTAAGCGGTCTCTAATTCCTCTATATATTCACCTGCGGTTATTTCATCTGCAATCCATTCAACCGCAAACCATATCATAGCGTTAGCAAAAGATGTGTAGCTATCCATATTCTTATTGATATAAGGCGGGAAACCGCTTTCCCCTGTCATATCGTTATATTCATTGATAATATCAAAACATTCCTCTTTGAATTGCTCAAAGTATTTGATAGTGTCTGAATAATAGATAAAATCACCAAAACCGCCCTGACAACCATGCCTTGCACAATCCGCCAATTCATTGTGAGTGTAATTTTCTTTTAAATGCTTTTCTAATGCTCTCATATTAAATACCCCTTTTAATTAATTGTTCTTGTTTTAAAATTAATTCATACATTAAAACCTGATAATAGCCCTTGAAATAATGGTAATTATTCATTTTCCGCCTCTTTGAAGGCTTGGTTGAAGTAAAAGCCGAAGGCAAACAGGCATAAGAAACCGGCTAAATACGCCTTAAGATAGCCTATACAGATGAGACTAATAATAAGAACCGCACAAGCCTGGATAGCTCTTAAAATAACGTTGATATTCATAATTAATACACCCTTATTAATGGTCTATATTCAACCGCATATCCGTTTAAGATATACATTACTTCATATTGAATTTTAGATTGATTAATAGATAACCAAGCGTTCATAGCCTCAAAAGTCTTAAATTCTTTAATTTTCCACATATAAAGCCCCCTCTAATGTTTTAACAATCATATATCCATTAATAAGATAATCTTTTTCTAAGTCCATTACCTCATTTTCATTGAGGTTGTTATATATATACTCATCCCCATTGTCATAAGCCTTGAAGGTATATATTTCCCCTTGTCTTTCTATCTTATATGTTTTAACCATTTTAAAACCCTCTCTAATGTTTAAAAAGACATGAAATATACTCTTTCCATGTATTGCATATTGTATCTAAGTAAATATAGATTGCAAGTATTTTATACAATTATTTTACAAGGGCTTAAACCGCCCATAATGATGCGGGTAAAAGAGCCGAAGGCGGACAGACTGAAGTCATACAAGAGGCTATAAGGGTGTATCTAATTGTCCTATGGTAAGATATCAACCAAACCTCAATCGTGGCTTAAAATGTCTTTACACAAGCCGAAAACTCTATTATTATCTGAGAATGATAACCATTCTCACTTAATACCTATGAAACTAACAAAGAAACAAATTAAAGAAGGCTTAAAGAATATACCCATTGAAGACCTTATAGGTTGTGATATACCATTGACAGCAAAACAGAAAGCGTTTGCAGAGGCGGTTGCACGTGGTGATAATAAGACAGAGGCTTATAGGAAGGCTTACAACACTAATGGAAACCCTAATACTCAAGCAAGTGAGGCGCACAAGGTAGCAAACAACCCCAAAGTAGCCATGATGATAACTAAGGTAAAGGCGGGAATAGAGGCGCAGAAATACCTTTTACCCCCTCACTTGAGGACTCTTGCTATAGAAAACATAACCAATATAGCCATAGATGAGGATAATTCACCACGAGACAGGCTTAAAGCCCTTGAGCTTATAGGAAAGTTTGCAGAGGTCTCACTCTTTGAGGATAGAAAAGAAACCACGATAGTTTCAAATAGTGAGGAAATGAAGGCTAAACTACTTGACGCCTTAAAGACAGCTATCGGCACAAGTAATTCTTTATCAGAGCATAAGAAAAAATCTGCAGATGATTTACTTAAAGACATTAAAGGTGATGTTATCCAAGAGGCGCAATTAATAGAGGATAGTGAAAGCCCTCTACACAATAACGAGGCAACCTTTCCACAAGATGATGAAACTATTCCAGCGGGTGAGGGCGTTCAAATTGACAATACAGATACCCCACCGAGTGCCACCCCCTTAAATAAGCCTTACGCACATGACCAGGCCTTGCATAGTATTCCCCACACTCAATCACCAACTTTAGACACGGGTACCCCTATAGATTTTGTGGACATAGGTAATCTTGAACCTATAGAGAAAACCCCCCTTAGTAATTCTGGGTCCCCTGTTGATGATATAGGTAATCCTGATTGGAAAGAGGAATGAACAAAGAAAGTTTATTTATTATATGGTGGTCTCACTATGGAGAGGGTTTAGATATGGAGTCTTGTAGGAAGGCTTTCTATGGTGGGATGGATACGTTGCGTAACGAAGATAAGCCGCTGCCTTCGGCTAAGCCGGGTATATATCCTATCCTTGACGAGGACATATCCGAGGGGGTAGGGGGTATGCAAATTTTGAGAGAAGAATTGGGAGTCAATATAGAAATGACCCCCCTTGACGATTTGGGTCCCCTATGACACCTGTTCAAAAAGAAATATATATGATTATAGAATCTTGGTGGCAAGAGTTTGGTTTTGGCCCATCCATAGATGATGTCATGAAACTAACGGGGGAAAAGGGCCGTGGTAATGTCTCACGGAAAATGTGGGCGTTAGTAGATTTAGGTATCTGTAAAGGGGTTAAGGGTCGTGCCCGTTCTATTCGTCCTGCTTATATGAGGTTACGTAATCTTGAATAATATCTTATACCGTTGTCTTCGTTATTTGCTTCATCCAAATACATCAAAAAGATTTAAAGTAAATAGGTCTGGTATATTTCATAAACCTATGAAAGTAATACCTGATAATCCTTATTGGGCAGCAAAGTATAAACGTATCCAAGTTAGGTTTAAACGTAGATGAATGAAATAGAAGAACTCGTTAAGTTACTTCCGGAGTCTGAACAAGCTCCCATATGGGAACAGGTAAAGGCATATGAAGCTGCGGTCTTGCGTGAGCAAGGTCAAAATGACTTTTTGTCTTTTGTGCATACCATGTGGCCGGTCTTTATTGATGGACGTCATCATGCTTTGATGGCTAAAAAATTTGAGGAAATAGCAAATGGAAAAACTAAGCGTCTTATTATTAACATGCCTCCTCGTCATACTAAGTCTGAGTTTGCATCTTATTTACTTCCTGCTTGGTACTTAGGCAAGTTCCCGCATAAGAAAATTATCCAATGTTCTAACACAGCAGAGTTAGCGGTAGGCTTTGGACGTAAGGTAAGAAACTTGGTAGACTCTGAAGTCTATGCCAAAATATTCCCAAACGTTGCCCTTAGATCTGACTCTAAAGCTGCTGGTCGTTGGAGTACTAATGCTAATGGTGAGTACTTTGCTATTGGTGTGGGTGGTACTGTTACAGGTAAAGGCGCTGATCTTCTCATTATTGACGATCCGCATTCCGAGCAAGAAGCCGCATTAGCCGCAGGAGATCCTGGCGTATTTGATAAGGTGTACGAGTGGTATACCTCAGGTCCACGTCAACGTTTACAACCAGGAGGCTCTATTGTAGTCGTGATGACTCGTTGGGCTAAGCGTGATCTAACGGGTAAGATTCTTCAAGCCATGGTAGACCGTGACGGAGATGAATGGGAAATTATTGAACTCCCAGCTATTCTTCCAAATGAAAAACCTTTATGGCCAGAGTTTTGGTCTTATGATGAGTTAGATAAATTACGTACAGAGTTGCCGTTATCTAAATGGCAAGCTCAATATCAACAAGATCC